ATTAAATTAATTGTAAACATTGAGGATTGTCCTCATAAAGTATGCGCATGCAAAAATAAATAGTATGAAATCAAGAGGTTTAGGAGATAGTATAGAAAAAATTACTAAAGCAACTGGAATTAAGAAAGTTGTAAATGCTGTAAGTAAAGCTACAGGAAGACCTTGTGGTTGTGCAGAAAGAAGAGATTCACTTAATAGGAAATTTCCTTATAATAATAAATAAAAATGGCATATCAAAAACTCAATACAGTTAGAGCTTGGGAAGTTATAAAAGACGATAGCGTTGACATCCCTAACATTTCTTCTGGATCTCTATCTGGATCAGCATCAGCAACTACTGCAAACAAACTAGTAGATGCAACTCTAAACCAATTTTTAGTGTCAAGTGTTCAGATAGGTGACATTGTGGTAAACACTACAGATTCAACTAAGGCTACAGTTACTGCTGTAGATAGTGTATCTACATTAAGTCTTTCTGCTAACATTATGGCTAGTGGAGAAGCTTATGAAATTTATAGTGGAAACCAACAAGGAGCTTTACTATATACTGGAACTGGTGGAGACATAAAAGTAATCACAGCAGGTGGCGACACAGTAACTTTCGCTAGTACAAATCCTGGCGAATACTTATTAACTCAAGTTAAAAGAGTTTTCGACACTGGAACTGCAGCTACTGGAATCGTAGCTACTTGGTAATAGAAATAATATTTTAAATTTAATACAATGAAAACAATTGATTTAACTCAGTTAGAAGAGTTACAAGGTTTAAAAAGAAAGTTTGATGAATTAAAGAATAGCATAGCTGATCTTGAAATTCAAAAACAAGTAAAGGTTAATGAAATATTGCAAGTACAAGCTAAATTTCAAACCATAGAAAAGAAATTAGTAGAACAATACGGAAGCGATGCTGTTTTGAATCTACACACAGGCGAAATTAAAAGTAAAACATGAAAATAAGTAATACTACTGCGTATCCTAATGAGTCTCCAGTAAGTCTGTCGGACTATTTAATAGGAACTGAAACAACTACCGGAGATTTAGAAACTAAAACGTTTACTATCTCTGGTATGTTTGGTTTAATACTAGACGGAACGTCTTATAATCTTCCTTTGTTTTATGCCGACTCATCTGGTGTTACTGCTACTAAGATGGTTAATTCAATCATATCACAATCTAGTGACACAGCAACACTAGCTACTGTTAATGGATCGCTTAGTATAACTTCTAACACAACAACTAATACTGCTGTAATAAGCAATAACTTAGAACTTGACGGTACAGTTACGGATTATTCAGGCAGCACTGGAACATCTGGACAACTACTTTCATCAACTGGAACAGGCGAAACGTCATGGGTAGATCCTATTGCTTCTGGACTTAATTTTGTTGGTGGATGGGATGCTAGTGTAGGTGGCGGTGGTTCTCCAGATTTAACACAACCAACATATAAAGTTCCAGGATATTATTTCATTGTAACAGATGGTGGAACTGCAGAGCCAAATGGACCAGGTAGTCCACCTAGTTCTTGGGCGGCTGGCGATTGGGTAATTTTTGCAGATGAACCAGCTGAAAAATGGCAAAAGATAGACAATACAAGTGGAGCTATCGCTGGATCAGGAACAGTTAATACCATTCCTCTTTGGACTCCAACTGGTGTTCAATTAGGAAACTCAAACATAAAACAAGACGGATCAACTGGAGATATATCAGTTGAATTTACTGGCACACAAGCATTTAAAGTAATTGAACAGTATAAATCTGTAGAAATAGGTAACATATCAACACTTACAACTACTGGAGAGTATGCATTAAACGTAGGACAAGAAAATACTGCAAGTGGGGATAGGTCAATTGCTATGGGTTATAGAACAACTGCAAGCGGAATCGATGCTGTTGCTATGGGAAGTAGTTCTACAGCAAGTGGTGATATTTCAACCGCTATGGGTGGTGGAACAACAGCAAGTGGAATTGGTTCAACTGCTATGGGTGCAGAAACAATAGCAAGCGGAATTGATGCTGTTGCTATGGGATTCTCGACAGAAGCAAGTGGTACTTATTCAACTGCTATGAATTTTGATACAACTGCATCTGGTGAAGCTTCAACTGCCATGGGTGATACTACACAAGCAAGCGGTCAAAGTTCATTTGCAGCTGGAAATAGTACAGAAGCAAGCGGTCAAAGTTCATTTGCAGCTGGAGATAATACAGAAGCAAGCGGTCAAAGTTCATTTGCAGCAGGACAAAGGAACACTGCAGCTGCTTTTAGTTCAATGGCAACAGGTCTTGATAATACGGTAGCGTCAACTGCAGTCGGATCGTTTGCAGCAGGACAAGGCAATACTATTTACCCTGCTAATGCAGCAGCATTTGGCAGAAACAATACAATAGGCGACACTTCTGGTGTTAATGGTGCACAATCCTTAGTACTTGGAGAGGCTATAATTACATATGGAGAGAATAGCTTTTCAGCTGGATTTAATATACAAAACTACGGAGCAGCTACAAGTATTTTCGGACAATACAATGAAGCTGAAACAACTGCAGAACGAGAGATAGATGATGTAGGTAAAACAGATACTCCAAATCAAGGTTTATTTATAATAGGTAACGGAAGCTCATCAACCCCTTCAAATGCCTTTAAGGTGAATTGGGATGGTAGAGCAACTATTTACGGATCACTAGAACTTGAAAGTACACTTACAGACGAAACTGGAGGCATTGGATCACCTGGTCAACTATTATCATCAACTGGAACAGGTGTAGAGTGGGTAGACGGAGCAAGCGGAGCTATAGGCGGATCAGGAACTGTAAACACTTTACCTATTTTTCATCCAGATGGAACTACTATAGAGGATTCAGCAATAACTCAAGACAGCACAGCTTCTCCTGGAGAAGTAAACATAAGCACTGTAGGTAAGTTTGATATTACAAACAAATCTATAACTGGTGGCGATAATACTACAAATAGCGTAACTGGAACCAACTCTGTAGGTATAGGTACAAACATAACTGTTGGTGGAGACGAAGCAGCTGCATTTAATGGTGGTACTATTGCTTCTAAAGATTACTCAACAGCACTGAACTTTTATTCAGCATCATATGGATTTGATGCTTTAGCAGCAGGTCATGAGTCTTTTTCTTTAGGACATGCTTCAACAGCTTTAGGTTTTGAGTCTATAGCTGGTTTGATTGCAGACGGAACTATGTCTAGTTCTTCTACTGATTCAACTTCAGCTGAAATCACTGTAAGTGCTGAAGAAAAAACAATATTAGAAAATGCTAGAGACACTGCTCGAGTAAATGGAACTCAATCTGGAAAAACAATAAATATATACACATCATCTGTTACTAATTTAGAGGCTGGATTTTTTGTATACGGCACTGGAGTACCACCTGAAACAGAGGTTGATGGTTATGATTCCATATCTGGTACAATTACACTTAATAACAGTGTTAGCGTTACTAACAATGATTTTTTAAATTTCTTTAAACCTTATCAAATGGTTGTTGCGAATACTTTAGCAGTTCCTATTGATATTGAAACGACAGATCCAGCGCCTTATATAACAGATTGGGATAGCGCAACAAACACAGCTACACTTAGCTCAGCTCAAACTTTAACTGCATCTAGTGATGTATACATTTTTGATTCCGATGAGTCATTCGGATCCACAGCAATTGGATACCAAACAAAATCCTTTGGAGCTGGAGCATTTGCAGCTGGAACATCAACTACAGCTAGAGGGAATAATTCCACAGCACTAAACAATAATACAGAAGCAAGTGGAGCTGATTCTTTTGCAGCAATAACTTCATCAACAGCAAGCGGAACTAGATCTATAGCTATGGGTAATGGAGCCACAGCTTCTGGTCAAGACTCTATAGCTTTAGGGAATGGAGCTACAGCATCAGAAGTTTTTTCAATAGCTATAGGTTACCAAACACAAGCAATCGAAACTGCATCAACTGCAATGGGCGACTCTACAATAGCAAGCGGAGTTGATTCAACTGCTATGGGTAACCAAACAACTGCAAGTGGAAATAGTTCAACTGCTATGGGTTACCTAACTCAAGCAAATGGACAGGCGTCAACTGCAATGGGAAATAATACTCAAGCAAGTAGTGACTATTCAACCGCTATGGGTTATAATACTCAAGCAAGTGGATTTTATTCAACTGCAATGGGTAATGGAACAACTGCAGACGGTGAAAGTTCAATTGCCGTTGGATTTAACAATTTAGCACAAGGTGACTATTCGGGTGCTTTAGGGCGAAATAATAATTCAACTGGAAACTACTCTTTTTCAATGGGGCAAAACTCAACAGCAAGTGGCGTTCATTCTTTTGCTCATGGTCTTAACTCAACCGCATCAGGTGTTAGGTCGTTTAGTAATGGGTGGGGCACTACAGCTTCAGGTGCTAATGCTTGGGTTGGTGGAAAAGATTGTATTGCTTCTGGAGACAGATCATTTGCTCTTGGCGAACAATCAGAAGCAAGTAATGGAAATGCAATAGCTTTAGGAGGATTTAATGAGGCAAGTGGTTTTGCTTCTTTTGCTATAGGTTTAAATACCACAGCAGAAGAAAATCAATCAACAGCTATGGGTAATGGAACAACTGCAAGTGGTTACAATTCAACTGCTATGGGCTACCAAACAACTGCAAGTGGTTTTGATGCATTTGCTGTGGGTAACACTACAAATGCAAGTGGAGATAGGTCTACTGCTATGGGAAATGGAACAACTGCAAGTGGTTTAGTTTCAACTGCTATGGGTAATGGAACAACTGCAGACGGTGCTAATTCAACAGCTTCAGGAGAAGGCACAACGGCAAACGGTATTAATTCTTGGGCTGGTGGTAAAAATACTTTAGCAGAAGGAGATAGATCATTTGCTTTCGGTTTAGAAGTACAAGCTGATGATGCTAACATGGCTGCTTTTGGTAAATACAATAAACTAAACACCGGTAACAACTCTATATTTCAAGTCGGTATTGGCACAGGTGATGGAGCAGCAAGAGCAAATGCTTTTGATATTCATTCTGATGGTATTATATTATTAGAAGCACTAAAAAAATCACCATCATATCCAAGTGATCTAGATGCTGGACTGGGGGGTGTTGAAATTGGTGGTTTATATAGAAGCGGTACACTTGGAAACGAAATTAGAATAAGAATGACATAAATAAATATATAATGGGAAATTGGATAGTATCAGACATGATTCATGTTGTAAACACTGGAGAAGTTATAACAGTGTATTCTTCTTATGAAGTTCAAGATGATGTTGCATCTGCAAGAAAAGTTTTTGAAAATGATTTTGTAGGTGATCCATCAGATCCTGGATATATTCCTTACGAAGATTTGACCGAAGCTATTGTTATAGGCTGGGTAAAAGACGCTTTAGGCGCAACTGTAGTAGCAGATACAGAGGCAGAAGTACAAGCAGAGTTTGATATAAAAAAACAAGAAATAGAAAACCCTACAGAAACAGATGGGCTTCCTTGGGTAGAATAATTATAAAAATGGATTGGGTTCAGACAACAACATATTTAAGAAATTTAGAAGTAATTTATGAAATAGTAAATCCTCAAGAAAATGGAGATCAGTAAAGACACTAAGTTTACATTATCAACAGAAACACTAGTAACTATAGGAATTACTTTAGTTAGTGTCACTGGTTTTTATTTTTCACTAAAAGCAGAAGTGGCTCAAGCAATGGAACAACCAGCTCCAGTTATAACTAGAGAAGAGTATGATTTAAAGGATAATGCAATTCGCTCTGAGATTATGAATAACAGAGATTTGATTCAGAAGAACTTTAGAAAACTAGAAACAATAGAAGAAAGATTATATGAATTAAAAAAATGAAAGCCGTAGTTTCCATATTATTTTTGTTAATAACCCTGTCTTTAGGTAAGGCGACTTCAGAGGTTTTAAAACCGAATAATTATAAAGTAAAAAATATTATAGTTTTACATATAAACACAAAATGGAATAAACATAATTCATTAAAATTAGAAGGTCTAGATAATTGTAAAGTTATATATAGTTGGCTTGGAGATCAACCGCCTGCAGTTAGAAGAGCAATACAGAAAGTACCTTGTGTTATAATATACAAGAACAATGAAAGAAGATATATTCGTTCTGCTGATTTGTCTTTTAAATTAAATTTTAGCACTGAAGAAATTCAAGAGCTAGTAAATCAATTAAATAATGAGAAAAATTGACAAGTTTATTATCCATTGTTCAGCTACAAGAGAAGGACAGGATATATCCATTGATACTATTAGAGAATGGCATGTTGAAGAAAGAGGCTGGTCAGACGTGGGATATCATTATGTCGTAGACTTAGAGGGTAGAATACATCTTGGAAGACCAATTGAAAAGTCTGGAGCTCACACAAGAGGAGAAAATAAATCTAGTATAGGGATTTGTTATATTGGCGGATGTGATGCGAATATGCACCCAAAGGACACCAGAACAAATGCTCAGAAAGCAACACTTCTAGAGCTTCTTAGAATATTACACAAAACATTTCCAGAATGCATAACTTATGGTCACAGAGACTTTTCAGATAAAGAGTGTCCTAGTTTCAATGCATTCGATGAATATAAAAATTTAATATGAGTACAAAGCCAAAGAAAAAATTTAAAGACACTAAGGTAGGAAAGTTCCTAATTGGTAAATCTGGTGTGGTAGATACCATAGGTGATGTATTACCGGATAAAGGTATTTTTGGGGTTGTGAAAAACCTAATAAAAGGTGATAATAAGTTAACACCACAAGACAAAGAAACTGCATTGAAGCTTTTAGAATTAGATATGCTTGAAATGGAAAGCGTGTCTCAAAGATGGCAAGCTGATATGAACTCAGACTCTTGGCTTTCAAAAAACACAAGACCTTTAACGTTAATTTATTTAACGGTTATTACAACTTTATATATAATTCTTGACTCGCTTGATATCGCTTTTGACATAGATGGCGCATGGGTAGAGCTACTAAAAACATTATTAGTAACTATTTATGTGGCATACTTTGGATCTAGAGGATTTGAAAAAGTTAAGAATATTAAAAATTAAAATCTAATGGACATAAGAAAAATATCAGTTGGTGCTGACTATAAAAACAGCGCCATGCATTATATAGTAAATCAAGAAGTTTTAGGAGGAAACTACTTTATTCATTTGATTAAACAAGACTCGAAATCTAATTCTATAAAAATATGGATAGAAAGTAAGGTTGGGGAAATTTTGCTATGGAAAGAATTTAATAGTCAAATGCCAATAATAATAGAATATAATATAAATTTTTAATGAAATCTCCATTTTACTTTATAGTCAAACCTCTCAATGGTAGAAGGTATGACTCTGTAAAAGAAATAAACGGAACCGAATTTATAACAAGTGTATCTGTTGAAGACTACACAGCGTCTAATAGATTTGCAGAAGTTGTTTCAACACCTATAGATTATAAGGGTGATGTTAAGCCTGGTAATGTTTTAGTGGTGCACCATAACGTGTTTAAGTATTACTACGACATGAAAGGTAGAGAAAAAAGCGGAAGGTCTTTTTTAAAAGACGATTTGTTTTTTATAGAAGACAATCAATTTTACTTGTACAAGTCTGACAAAGATTGGAAGGTAAATGGATCGTTTTGTTTTATAGAACCAGTAAAAGCTAAAGAGTCTATTTATACAAAGATGAACTCAGAAGAAGACTTAACTGGAATCATAAAGTACATTGATCCTAAATTAAGTAAATACAATTTAACTGTAGGTGATGAGGTTGGATTTACACCAGACTCAGAATATGAGTTTGTTATAGAAGACCAAAAACTTTACAGAGTAAGAAGTAAAAACATTTGCATAAAATTCTAATGGACTCAAAAGAAATAAGAATAAATATCATTGATGCAGGTTATAAAGCTGTAAAGCAACTAATAAAAGTTGCAGAAGAGAAAATAATAAAACCTGATCCAGATGATGAACTAGCTGCAGACAGATTGAAAAATGCCGCAGCAACTAAGAAACTAGCGATATTCGATGCGTTTGAAATATTGGCTAGAATTGAAACAGAAAAAAACATATTAGAAGAAAATAATTCTAACGATAAAACAAAAAGCCTTCAAGGATTTGCAGAAAGAAGATCAAAATAAACTGTATGAGATATCATACGATCATGTATCAAAACCGACTTTACGCAGGAGAAATCATGCAAAAAGCTGGAAATATGGATATGACGAAAAGTATGATATGGTTGTTATATCTAAGACAGGTAAGATAGGAGACGTATACAAAATACAAGGTCTTTATGTTGCGCTTCCTTATTATGAAGGTAATGCTTACAAAAGAGATAGCAGAAAAGAAAAACAATATTGGGAAAGAAAGGAACTGCCAAAACCACTGGAAAAAATAAAAACAATATTTCAGTGGAACGAAATGCCTTCTTCATTTAAAAATCAATGGATTGATTACATAGAGTCAGAGTTCGATAAAAGAGAACAAGGTTGTTGGTTTATGAATAATGGAAAGCCTACATACATGACAGGCTCACATTATATGTATTGTCAATGGACAAAGATAGACATTGGATATCCAGATTTTAGAGAGGCTAACAGAATACTTTATCTTTTTTGGGAAGCGTGTAAAGCTGATAACCGTAGCTTTGGAATGAATTATTTGAAGATCAGACGTTCTGGATTTTCATATATGGCATCTGAAGAGTGCGATAATATCGGAACGATAACTAAAAATGCGAGGGTAGGAATACTCTCAAAAACAGGTAGCGATGCTAAAAAAATGTTTACTGATAAAGTCGTACCTATTCTTAACAATTATCCTTTTTTCTTTAAACCTATTCAAGATGGTATGGATAAGCCAAAAACAGAATTGGCATTCAGAATACCAGCGAGTAAAATTACTAAGAAAAATATGTATGAAGTTCATAATGATGAGTTAGATGGACTTGATACAAGTATAGATTGGAAGAATACAGACGACAACTCATACGATGGCGAAAAGCTGCAACTCCTTGTTCATGACGAATCAGGAAAATGGCTTAAGCCAAACAATATACAAAATAACTGGAGGATTACCAAGACTTGTCTTAGATTAGGTAGAAAGATAATCGGCAAATGTATGATGGGATCTACATCCAATGCTTTAGACAAAGGCGGTGAGTCTTTTAAAAAATTATACAATGATTCTAACGTAAATAAAAGAAGTGCAAACGGTCAAACTAAAAGTGGGTTATACGCTTTGTTTATTCCTATGGAATTTAATATGGAAGGTTTTATAGATATCTATGGAAACCCGGTGCTTAGAACTCCAGAAAAACCAATAATTGGAGTAGACGGAGAAATGATTGATCAGGGAGCTATTGACTATTGGGAAGCTGAAGTTGATTCTTTAAAAAACGATCCAGATGCACTTAATGAATTTTATAGACAGTTTCCTAGAACTGAGTCTCACGCATTTAGAGACGAGTCAAAACAATCTTTATTCAACCTAACCAAGATATATCAACAAATAGATTATAACGATTCACTTATAAAATCTCATGTATTAACTAGAGGTTCTTTCAGTTGGAAAGACGGAATAAAAGATTCTAAAGTGGTTTGGACTCCAAACGATAGAGGTAGATTTATAGTGTCTTGGATACCTAATGTTAACCTGCAAAACAATTATTATATTAAGAATGGCAGAAAGTATCCTGGAAATGAACATATCGGAGCTTTTGGTTGCGATAGTTATGATATTTCTGGAACTGTAGGTGGCGTGGGATCAAACGGTGCTTTGCATGGACTTACAAAGTTTAATATGGATGATGCTCCAAGTAATGAATTCTTTTTAGAATATATAGCCAGACCTCAAACAGCGGAGATATTTTTTGAAGATGTACTAATGGCATGTGTATTTTATGGAATGCCTATACTTGTGGAGAATAACAAGCCTAGACTTTTGTATCATTTAAAAAACAGAGGTTATAGACCTTTTAGTATGAATAGACCGGATAAGACCTTTAATAAGCTTTCTACAACTGAAAAAGAGTTAGGAGGCATACCTAATACTTCTCAAGATGTAAAGCAGGCTCACGCAGCTGCTATTGAGTCTTATATAGAAAAGCATGTAGGTTTGGATTTAGATAATAATCATAGGGATGCAGATGAAATGGGTTCTATGTATTTTACAAGAACACTAAATGATTGGGCTAGGTTTGACATAAACAACCGAACTAAGTTTGATGCATCAATTAGCTCTGGTCTAGCTATAATGGCATGTCAAAAGCATTTATATACACCCCAGAAAAAAGAGTCAAAAATAAAGATTAACTTTGCAAGATACAACAATAGAGGTTCTATAAGTCAAATAATAACATAATAAATGAAAGATGTTAAAATAAACATATCAGAAAACTACTTTCCAACACAGTTTGCTTCTGACTCCGAGAAAAAAACTATGGAATATGGTCTTCAGATAGGTCAAGCCATACAATATGAGTGGTTCAGAAAAGATGGTGGAAACTGTAGATTTTATTCTAGATATGAAGACTACTGGCGACTTAGATTATACGCTAGAGGCGAGCAATCAGTTCAAAAATATAAAAACGAATTAGCAATAGATGGAGATTTGTCTTATCTAAACTTAGATTGGACACCAGTACCAATTATACCAAAGTTTGTAGACATCATAGTTAACGGAATGTCTGATAGGCTTTTCAATGTAAAAGCTTATGCTCAAGATGCGCTTTCTGCGGAACAAAGAAATGAGTTCCAAGAGCAAATAGAAGGACAAATGGTCGCTAAGGAATTGCTTTTGCAAATATCTGAAAACTTCCAGGTTGATCCCTTTGCTGGAGATCCGGAAGAACTTCCTAACTCTGCTGATGAATTGAACCTTTATATGCAGCTTAATTATAAACCAGCTATGGAGATAGCTGAAGAAGAAGCAATAAATACATTATTTGACGAGAACCACTATCAAGATGTTAGAAAGCGATGTGACTATGATTTAGCTGTTTTAGGCACAGCTATGGTTAAGCATGAGTTTTTATTGGGTGACGGAGTGCGTATTAATTATGTGGATCCAATAAATGTTGTGCATAGTTATACTGAAGATCCTCACTATAAAGATTGTTTCTATTGGGGTGAAATAAAAACAGTTCCAATCACAGAGCTTGTAAAAATAGATCCAACAATAACTAACGATCAATTAGAAGAAATAAGCAAATACAGTCAAAACTGGTATCAGTATTTTAATACAGCTTCTTTTTATGAAGATAGTATGTTTAATAAGGATACTGCTACACTTCTTTACTTTAATTACAAGACAACTAACAAGTTTGTATATAAGAAAAAGATACTAGAAAATGGTGGTGCTAGAATTATAGAGAAAGACGATCAGTTTAATCCACCAGAAGAGGTGATGCAAGAAGGAAACTTTGAGCGTATAGAAAAGAATATTGATGTTTGGTATGAAGGGATTATGGTTATGGGAACTAATATTATTCTTAAATGGGAAATGTCTGAGAATATGGTTAGACCAAAATCAGCGACTCAACATGCTGTACCAAATTATATTGCTGTATCTCCAAGACTTTACAAAGGAAATGTAGAGTCTCTAGTTAGAAGAATGATTCCTTTTGCAGATCAGATTCAAATTACGCATTTAAAAATGCAGCAAGTAACTTCAAGAATGGTTCCAGATGGTGTGTACTTAGATGCCGATGGACTTAATGAAGTTGACTTGGGTACTGGTCAATCATACAATCCAGAGGATGCGCTTAGACTTTATTTTCAAACAGGTAGTGTAGTAGGTAGAAGCTACACTCAAGACGGAGACTTTAATAATGCTAGAGTTCCTATTCAACCTTTAGTTGGTAACACAGGATCACAAAAAATGGCAGCGCTTATAAATAACTACAACCACTATCTCAATATGCTTCGTGATGTAACAGGTATAAATGAGGCAAGAGACGGATCAACACCTTCTCCAGATGCATTGGTTGGTGTACAAAAACTAGCTGCTGCAAATTCAAATACAGCAACAAGACACGTTTTAGACGCAAGTTTATATTTAACCAGAACCTTGGCAGAGGCTTTATCTTGTAGAGTTTCAGATATACTAGAGTATGCTGACTTTGCAGAAGAGTTTGCTATGCAAATAGGTAAATACAATGTAGCTCTTTTAGACACAATGAAGGAGCTTTATTTATATGACTTTGGCATATTTATACAAGTAGCTCCAGATGAAGAAGAAAAAGCTCAGCTTGAAGCAAATATACAAATGGCATTATCTAAAAATGATATTAGCCTAGAAGATGCTATTGATATTAGAGAAGTCCATAATATTAAAATGGCTAACCAGCTTCTTAAAATCAAAAGACAAAAGAAACAACAAGCTGACGAAAAGAGAGAAATGCTTAAACAGCAAATGCAAATTCAAGGTAATATGCAAACTCAGCAAATGGCTTCAGAGGCTGCTATGCAAAGAATTCAAGTAGAAGGTCAAATGAAGATGCAAGAAAAGCAGGCGGAAGTAGCATTTGAAATTGAAAAGATGAAAAACGAAGCTCAGCTTAAAGCTCAATTAATGCAACAAGAGTTCCAATACAATATGGCTATAAGAGGCGTGGATGAAAAGAACTTGAATATGAGAGAGCAAGCTAGGGAAGACGCTAAGTCTGAAAGAATTAGCCAACAAAATACACAACAATCTAAATTAATTCAGCAAAGACAATATGGAATGCCACCGCAAAACTTTGAGTCTAATGAAGATACTTTAGATGGGTTTGACTTATCAGAGTTTGAGCCTAGATAATAGCTTGAAAAAGTGTTAAAAATTTTGTATAACTTTGTAAAAATTTAAATCAAATGGAAATTAAAGTAAGAGCTGTAGACAGCAATGGAGAAAAGTCTGTTCAAGAAGTTGAGAATGAGTTGCTTGAAAAGCACGAACAAGAAACTCAAACCAATGAAGAAAGCACTGAAGTTGCAAGTACTGGAGAGACAAAAGTGGAATCAAGCACTGAGAGTGCCGCCACCGAGGAAACCCAAGAAGGCGTACAGCAGAAAACAAAAACACAAACTCAATCCTCAGAGTTAAATGAGGAAGACGTTCTTTCGTTTATTAAAAATAGATACAACAAAGAAATCAATTCGATTGACGACCTAGTTGTAGAACAAGAACAAACAGAAGAACTTCCAGAAGATGTATCTGCTTTTTTAAAGTTTAAGAAAGACACTGGAAGAAGTTTGGATGATTTTATTAAAATCAATACTGATTATAGTAAATCTGATCCAGAAAAACTTTTGTTTGATTATTATAAGGAAATGGAACCAGACCTAGAGGATGATGATATTTCTTTTATATTGGAAGATAAGTTTTCTTTTGATGAAGATCTAGATGAAATGTCTGAGATTAAATCAAA